TGTTGCGAAAAGGAGTCACCGCCCCTCCCCCCCCATCGGCGGGGGCAGGCTGCCGGCCGTCCTGATTGAACATCTGCTTGATCTGGTACGAGGTGTCCTTCCGGTCCCGGGAGTTCACGTCCGCAACAGCGTAGTCGTAGGCGGCGTTGATGTACGCAGCACTCTTGCCATCCAGGCGCATACCGGGCCGAACAGCACGGATGACGGCCTTCTTGGCGGCCATGATGCCCATGTTCTCCAGGCCGTCCATGTTCAGAGCACGGCCAACGATGCCGAGCTGAATTCGCTGCCGGACGATCTGATCCACGGCATCCACATTCAGGACAGACTTGCCGACCTCGGAGGCATTGGTGGCGGGGATGTCATCATCATCGCCATCCGTGTTCTCCTCAGCGGGAGGCTCAACAGGGGTGCCCTCGTCATCACCGTTCTCCTTGGCCTTGGCAGGAACAGTAGCGGCGGGTGCGGGGGCGGCCCCTTCATCACCATCGCAGTTCTTCCCGTCAGTATCGCAGGCGGAATCAAAGTCGCGCTCCGCAAGCAGGGTGTCAATGATGTCGAACAGGATGTCCATATCGCCGTCCTGCTGGGCAATCACGCCCATGGCGGCCTCCTTGTCGGCAGGCTCCTCGCCCTCATCCCGGCGGTCCCGGCGGTCTTTGACCATCTGAACCTGATCGGCGATGTCGTCGCCATCAGCCTGACCGGAGGCGGCGATGACGGTGTCATCATCACCATCGGCCACGGCGGCAGCGCCCTCAGCGGGCTTGAGATCGGCCACGGGCACGGTGTCGTCCTCCTGGTCAGCCTGGGCCTTGGCGGCCAGGCGCTCGGCACGACGGGTCTTGTAGGCCGCAATGGCCTGAGCCAGATCCTCGGGGCTCATAACACCATCAGCCCGGCGAGCCTTTTTGGTCTTGGGGTTTGCACTCATACTCTTTGCTCCTTTCTTTTTTCGGTCACGGCTGTCAATATTCAGCCGTGCCTGCTCACCGGCCCTGGCCTCAAGGACAAGTGCCAAGTGATTGATAACGATGTTCCGCTGAACTGCATCATAGGGCTGCCCATTCCATTCGCCCGGGGTTTCGTCCAGATCCAAGTTGTAGCCGAGGGACAATTCCTTCAATCCGGCCAATTTCATCTCATCGGTGTCATGGATGATGATTTTGGCCCTTACCGATGCTCCATCTCTGAAGCCTTCGGACAAAATGGTGCCGACCGCATTTTCATGGACATTGTCCTTAGTAATGAGACCGGCGTCGTGTGTGATGCAAATTGGCTTCCCGCAATATGATGCAAGGCTTTCCGGTTTGAAAACCTCCTCCGGGAGCCGCAGTTCTCGCCTGATTGATCCGTCTGGATTCGTGTACTCAAAGATACCCGTCGAGGTCAAAATTGGGGTGTCCTCCAGATAACCTTCTGGCGTATATGTTGCTTTTACCAACGGGATACTATCCAGTCGGAGTACACGAGCAAGTTTAGGGGCATCTCTTATGGAACCCATATTCATCCTCCTCCCGGCAACAAAAAAGGGCACACTTTCGTGTACCCTTCATGCGGCCTCTCGGTCAAAAATATTTTTCCAGTATTTCAGTTAATCCTTCATCGCTGTAATAATACAAGGTCGTTCGCGGAATCCCGATGATTTCGCTCCATTCAGCTATGGTTTTCGTAATACCTCTTACGGTGATTTTCCTGTTCTTTGAGGTGTTGTTTTCTTGCATCTTGAGGCTGACCCATCTACAATTTTCGGGAGTATAATCTCCATCATTGTCAATGCGATCTATCGTCAAGTCCTCATGGTATCCATTTTCGTGGGCCCATTTGCTGAACGCTTCAAAACCAGTCTTTCCACTCCATTCTTTACACACCGAAATCCCACGTCCTCCGTACCTGGGGTACTTCTGATTTTTGGGATTATTGCATCGGGTGTTCATGTTCTTCCATATCCTGTGGAGCCGTGTTCCTGTTGCCCCATGGGTTCTTTTTGCCGCTCCGCTTTTAGCAAATTCGCGCTGGAGGCACCCGCAAGATTTTGACTGTCCTTTTCTAAGGCTTCCAGCGAGTACGTCCGCCTCATTGCCACACGCGCATTTACAGTGGTAGTGAGCCCTCTTTGCACCACTTGGCTCAATATAGTCATCGGTGCGATAGAGAACCGTCCATCTGCCAAATGTTTTTCCGGTCAGATCAATCAGTTTTCCCATGCCACTCACGCTCTCCTAGCTTTTATATATCGCACTTTAACTATAACATATTGCGGCTAAAGTGCAATATATTGCGGCATTTTATTACAGAAACACAGCTTTAGGCTCCTACTGGCGGTGCTTTATTCATCAGGCTCCTCCCCTACCGCACCTTCCTCGCCGTCCTTCTTGGCGTCGAGGTCGCCCGGGGCAAAGGCGCTACCATCACCTTCGTCGGTGTTGGCAGTCTCCTCCCCCACAGCCTCAGAGACAAGTTCAGTCAGTTTGAGCGTGAGCATCTGGATATGCTCCAGTTCATCCAGAAGCAGATTCTGGTAGGTATCGCCCAGATCTCCAATTCCCTGCTCGGTGTCCTGGACGCCCATAGCGAGACTGTCAATCTGTTCGCAGACTTTGACCATCTGCTGGCTCAAGCTGCTGATGGCGTAAGCGTTTTTCATGGCTTTCATCCCCTTCTATCGAATTTTTCTGCCCGGGAGGCCCTGTCGCCCGGTCGGGAGGGTCCCGGCTGTTCTTCAGCACATTCTCACTCATAGGTCATGTACCTTTCCTGAGCGTCGCGGCCTGCGGCTACTGCCCAAACCGATTGCGGCGGAAGGTACTCTTCCATCCAGCAAATTTGTCTCGCTCCACCACATCAGGCTCGCACTTTTTCCCGCAGCCCTTGTTGCTCCTCTTGCAGATGCAGATGGTCTTCCCATCCTGGATGTCGATATAGACCTTGATCTTTTCTTTCGTCTCCATTCCGGTCAGCCTTTCTTATCTGATTTCTGCATAGGGACATTGACGGTGTCATAGTCAAACACCGGGATTGCGACACAGCGGCAAAGGTAGTCCTCCCCAGGGTGGCAATGGCGGCCGGTGTAGACCCGGCCTGACTTCGTTTCGTACCACATCTCCGGCGGGTCATCCCAATCAAAGGTCTTCCCGTCCAATGCCCGGTGACAATCCCGCACCCGGCTATCCTTGGATGAGGACCACCGGTACTTGGTACAGCCAGCATCCTTTTGCTGGAGCTTCGAGAGTTGGGCGTTCAGGCTGCCCACCTGATCCCGGGCCAAAGCCTGGGCCTTACGGCGGGTCACCCCATACACCTGCTGGATCTCCTTCGAGATGTCGGTGACAGTACGGCCCTTTTTGAAGCCGTCCAGGATAATCTCACGCATGGAGCCAAGTGTTTCATTCGGGATGCTCTTGATCTTGCTGATGTTCTCATCTACCCAGCGGCGGAGGGCTTCTTCGTAGAAGTCGCCGTTGTAGTAGTCATCCATCAGGTCGATGCCGAGGGTATCCTTACAGACCCGCTTCCACTCCCGGAGTGAGTTGGTCTTGGTGAGCTTGGCGATCTTCTGGACGAGGCCATCCAGGCCGAAGGCGGCCAGCTTCTGCTCCAGCTCTTCAGCCACCTTCTGAAGCTCCTGCCTCACCTTATCCTCCAGATTCCGGGAGGCATCAAGGCGGGAATCATTCCGCTGCTCCCGCCGGTACTCATCCATGATGGCTGGCAGGTGCTCAACGAGGGATTTCTTCAGGAGCCGGATATAGCCATTCGTGACCCGCTTGAACTCCCGCTCCGCCGTCTCTGGGTAGTGCGGGACAGACCTGCTCTTGACGACCTTCCTGCCCCTGAATTTGGGCCTTACCGCCGCTTGGACGGCCAACTGGTGTTGTTTGTTGGTCACGGGCCTATACCCCCTTTCCCGGCCCTTTATGGAGGTTTGGCGGGGTATTCCGGCTTAGAGTGCCCCCGCCTCTTTCCAGGCGGAGTAGATCTTCGGACCCTGAATGGCAATCCAGTCCACCATTTCCTCATTCTTGGCCCACGGGCCTTCAACTTCAGAGGAACTACTTGCAAGCCCGCTTTCGTTGAAAAACGCATGGACGATCTCGTGCCGCAAGGTCTCTTTACGAGAGGCTTCGATGGTCTCGGGCGGCTCATGCTCCCAGCCTTTGCAGGTGTTCATGTCGCACAAAACGATCTGTTTGGTAAGGCCATCGCAGTAGCCCACGATCTTCAGGCGCTCAAACGCCTCGTCTTCGTCATATTTCTTTGTGGTCACCGTATATTCGGTGCCAAGCACATTTACTTTCATGTCTCCTCCTGCGAGGGCTCCTATGCCGCTGGGAGCCAGTCTAATGGGGTAGGTATTGCTGCGGATCATGGGAAACGCTGTATTCTGTTCTGCGGGTCTGGAAAAGTGCAGGAACAGCGCATCCGCCACAATCACGGATTTACGGATGCGGTTATGAACACCTGCCCGACCTGCTTTTTGCCGTTCTGGGTAAGGCTGAAATCTACCCTCTCTATTTTGTAGGACATACCCGGCTTGAAAGCGAGTTCGGTTTCGTAACTCATTGCTCCGCCGAAGATTGCCGCAGCAGAGCTTCTTCCACCTCCATACGCAGAGAGGTTCGTGATATCTACGGCCTTTGCGGTTTCGGGCACTTTGTAGATTATCTGAACTGGCAGTTTATCGAACCCTTCCAGGCTTGAATACAGCGAAGTGCTCGTCACGACAGGGCTTGTTACCTCTCTCCCTTCAAGGTCTTCCTTGAGCTTTTCGGCCGATGAGAAGTCGCCTCTAGCAACTTTGTTGAGCATCGTTTTCACTTTCGGGTTATCAGAGATGTGTGATAAATCCTGCTCTCCTCTGTACGCCAGAAGCGGAACACCGACTTCATGGTCAAGTGCCTCGGTTATTGCCTCTGCCGCTTTTTTGGCTTCTTCATCGTTCGTGCGTGTGCCGTTCAAATATTCGTTGACCCTCTGGTAGTTCACGCCATACTGTGATGTGTAACCATTTAGGGCACTTACCTGCTCTTTGGTCATTCCATCAATGGCGCTTCTGGTGGCTTCTTCAAACCTACTTTTTCCTTCCGGGTTAAGGTCTCTGTCGGTTCCAGAGTATTCCGAAATTTCTTCGTCGGTCAGAACGGAATTTTTGTTGAGGTTACTGTAAACAGGCGTTCCGTCAGTCTTTTTCAAGTACGCTTCCGGGATTTCCTCTTTGTTTTCGTGCAACTTGGGGTCTACCCCAGCCTCTTTGCAGGCCCTGATATATTCGTCCCTGCCCATAGTTCCAGCTCGGCTTCCAAAGTTGGCATAGTACGAAACATCAGAGTTTTCTCTGTATGATAACTCGGGGTCAAACACCTTGTAGGTGTCATATTCCTGGTCATACTCAACTTTCGCTCCGTCTTTTTCAAGCTGCTTTACAAATTCAGAGCGTTCCTCCGATTTTTGCTCATCGCTCATACCGAACCCCATGACATTGTCTTTCCGTTTGTTGATGAGCTCTTTTGTCTTGTCGGACTTTTTACTATACGGAACCGGATTCGAGCCTTTCGGAGCGGAGCCGCCCACTTTCCCAGGCACTCCTTCGTGCCCATGATTTCCAGAACCAGGGCCGCCATCCTCCTTCTCTGGGTCGCCCACAACGGCCTTTCCGACGCTGGAGACCAGATCGTCGTGCATCTCGCCCTCGTCGTCTCCGAAAAACAGAGCGGTGTCGATGCAGGTCTTCAGTATCTTCAGCCCATCGGCAAACGGCTGGAACATGGAGGCGGCCAGCTCATCCAGCTCCTCCATGGTGCGGAACCTCGCCCCGGACATCTCCAGATCGAGGCAGTTCGGTTCACCATCATAGTCGGTGCAGAGGTACAGGTGCGGCCGCAGGCCGGTATCCGGCTCATAGGGGCCGAGGCCGAGCGGGATCAGTTCCTTCGGACTGATGCCAAACTCCTCCTCAGTCTCCCGGAAGGCCGCCTGGGTCGGGGTCTCCCCTGGCTCCACATGGCCGCCCGGGCCACATACCAGGCCGTAACCGAAGTCGTTGTGGCGGGTGCCGGACAGGACCTTGCCGTCTGAGATCACCAGGACGCCCACGGATTCTTTAGGCCGGTTGATAATCCCATCTGCTCCATCGGTATTGTCTACGCCCTTCTCCGCCTTTTCGACAAGCTCTTCGGCGCTCATGTCCTCTGGCAGCTTCGTAGCCGCAGGGGCCGCAGCGGGGGCGTTGCCTCCCGTCTCCAGATCTGCATTGTGCTCTTCAACGCTGACATCCTGGACGTATTCGGCGAAGTTGCCCTCCTCAAAGATACTGGTGCCGGTTCCGGGTTGCACAGGTTGCCCCTGGGCATCAACAGGGTTTTCCGTTGCAATCTGCTCCGGGAACAGCTCGTCATCGTCGTATTCGTCCAGCATAGCCTCCACGTCGAACTCCTCGCTGTCAGCCAGCTTCTGGCGTACCTCGCTCGGGTCAATGGCCTGCATATTGACATAGATCTGGGCGGTCTGTGCCCGGGTGAACTTGGTCTGCTCCCGCTTCTGTTCAAGATCCGCCTGCTCCACATCGCTCAGAGACCAGAGCGGGTTGAACTTAATCTTGATCTTCGGGACCTCATCCACTTCACCGGTGGCGAGGCCGGCCTGGAAGATGATAGACAGCAAATAACGCAGGTTGCTCTTGAGCATCCTGCGCTGAATTCGTTCGACATAGTTGTAGTAGTTCTCCATGCTGGTGTCATCGGTGGAACTCATGCCTCCGACGGCCTGGCCGAATAGGATCGTCTGCGGGATATTGGACAACGCAGACAGCATATTGCAGGACGCACTCACCACATCATTGATGCCGCTGAACTGGAAGGTCTTGAAGTCATAATCCTCGCCCTCTGCGTCGATTACAAGGCTGTTCAGAAGCCCACGGGCCATATCAATAACCTGGAGGCGCCGCAACACCTTGCTCTCCCCCTCTTCTGTGGCAAGTTCCGCAGCGAGGTTCTGCATCTTATAGATAGGCTGAACAGAGCGGTCAAGCATTTTAGGGGCGCTCCTGTGGGCCACCTCAGCGTCCCGGATGGCCCGGTGCAGGCGAATGTATTCTGGTACGCCCCAGAGCTGGTAGATGGAATTCGTGGTGTTCTCGGGCAAGATACCGTTTTGAAAAACGAGGCACCTGCTGTCATGGACTGTAAAGCTCCCGTACTTGCTGAAGATCTGGTAATACTCCGGCAAGCCGAGGCGGCTGCCACGGGTGCTGAACGGGTCCCTGGGGTCGTAGTTAAACAGCGTCGTGTAGTCCGGCTGGATGACTGAGCGGTCGAATACCCGAATGTCGTCGATAGACTGGATATGCCGCCAGTCGAGCGGTTCATCCAGGCCACGGCCGTCATTGATGAGCATGACCGCCAGAGATCCACCGAAGAGACGTGCCCATTTGATGGCGGTCATGGCGGTCTCTTCCCAATCCAGCTCATCCAGGGCCTCAGTGTAAAAATCCTCTACCGCCTGATCCGATACATCTTTCAGCTCAAAACCATGCTTTATGGCTTCCTCTGCCGGCGTGTCGATGATTTTAGCAAACAGACCGTTCCCCTCATAGTACATGGTCAGCAGCTCGTCGGGAACAGCGTCTTCCGGGACGAACTTGTACTGCTCAGACGCATCCTTCTGCGTACCATACCGGGTCATCATGTTCACATAGCCATCAGCACGGTACGGCCGCACCGCCTTGCCAGCCTGTTTCTGAATCAGATCGGCATATCTAGCAATGCGGTCAAGCTGCGTGATCTTGTGCTTTTCCAATGCGCTTGCACCTCTTTCCGGTATCGTAATCAAATCAGGCTGCTGACATCAAAGGCGCTGGCCTCGATCTCCGCAAAGCCGTTGGCGGATGCGTCCACCATATCCTTGAACTTCCCATCCGGGAAATTCTCCAGTTGCAACAGGTACTCTTCATTCCAAGGGCCATAGACCAGGTCGAAATTGCCGGCCTGCCATTGGGCTGCCATAGGCTCCGCTCTGGCTTCCTTGCTGCCGGTTTCGGCCACAGTCTTCACATCGAAACCGGCCAGGTACTTAACGTAGGATTCCGCCTGTTCCTTGCCCGCTTGCCCGGGGTCCTTCGGGAGCCTGATGCGGACCCGCTTGTAGGCGGCCCGGTCGGCCTGGGCGGTGAGCTTGATGGTCTTTCGCACATCTGAGGCGGACATCTGCCGATTGATGACATCCGCTATTACATAGCGGCCATTCTTCCGCTTTCCAATGAGGACACCGGCGGTATAGGCCGGGTCTCCATCCTCGGTCTTCTCCGTAGCTGCCAAGTCCCAGCAGCGTACCCATCTGATGACATCGCCCGGAACTTTGTCCAGGATTTCTCCAATTTGGGTTCGCTTGAAAAACAGGCCGGCGGCCGCCTTGATCTTCCAGTTGCCGTTCAAGAGCCGTTCTCGCTCAATGACTGACAAGGCTTTCAGGTTTGCAAGGTATCCGGGGTTCACCCGGAGCAATTCCTGATTGTCGCTCAGTTTCGAGGCGATGAACGTGACCGAGCGGGGTTCCTGCCGCTCTTCCTCAGTCTGGAGGTTGAACTGCTCCCACAGCTCTTGCCGGGTGTTTGCCCAATACAGAGTCTCATTCCGACGAATGAACCAGCGGATTTTCCCGCTGCGCTCCGGTATCGGGTATCCGGTGTTTGGGTCAATCCACCACTCGATGAACTTCGCCACCCAGCTATCCGCATCTGGGTTACAGGTGGCCCGGACAAACGGGGTCACGCCGCAGGTGGAGCGGTTACGGGAAAGCATATAGAAGAAGGTCTTTTCGGAGAAGTGGGTTAGCTCGTCAAAGCCAATCTCGCAGATCTGGGAGCCCTGCCACTTGTGGACATCTTCATCTCGCTCAATGTGGGCAAAGGTCACCTTGGAAACGATGTTCCCATCCTTGTCCCTGAACCACCACTGGCCCCTTGCAAACTTCGGGTCCGCTCCACGGACGCCCCGGTAAATCTGTATAGATTCATCCCAAAGGCCGCCCTGAGCAAAAATCTGATTGAAATTGCGGCGGAAGATGGTGCAGCCAAAGCCGGAAACATTCTTGTAGCGGAGCGGTGACAGCAGCAGGCCGAATGATTTCCCGCCGCCGGCAGCCCCACCGTATATGCAGATAGACGCCGGTGTCGCCATGAACATTGTCTGAGGGCCTTCCTGCGGCTTCAGGATCAGTGACATCCAATCACCGCCTTACTGCTCAGACGACGCTTTATCGGTCTCCCCGGTATCCGGTTTGCCTGCCTCTTCCTTCATCTCGCAGCTCTCCTCCGAGGCGATCTGCGGCATATAGATGACGACATCGTTGTTGCCGTCCTCATCGCTCATGTTCACCGATGCGCTCATGCCCTCCGGGTTTGCACCCAGGGCAGCGACCTTGGCATCCAGTTCGACTTCCCGGCGCCGGTCGGCCGCAATGCTCTCGCGCTCCTTGCGGTTCTCCTCCGGTTCATACCCGGCCATCCGCATCAGTGTCGTGTAGGCATCAATGTTGCCGCCCATTGCCATAGTGAACAGCCGCGCCTGAAGGGCGGCCATGTTGGTCTGCTCATTGGCCGGAAAGCCAAGTTCCTTCAGGTTATCGGCAATCTTTCCTTTTGCGGCTAGGTCAAGCAGGTATCTGACGGCCGATTTGGCGTCCCTTTTCGCTCGTCTGGACTCCCCTGACTTCACCCCGCCAGCCCGCCCGCGCTTCTTAGCTTCCTCACTGGTTATGTCTCCCTTTTTGTAGGGCTTCAAATTGGCGTCCTGTTTCGGGTTTCGAGCCATCAGATCTCACCTTCTTTCTGCATAAAAATAGCCCCTCGCACAAAGGCGTAGAGGCCATTTTAAGGGCTTAGTTTTCTGGGGGTGGAGTTATATGCCGTAGAGCCTTTGCACAGTCTCCACGCCCTTTTGCGCAATTTCCGAGGGGTCTTTCCCAATGGATTGATAAAAGGCCCCATGGATCATGCACTCGTACCCTCGGCGCATATCGTCGGAGTCCTCTTTCGAGATCCCAAGGCGGAAGTCCTTGGCGATACGAAGCGCAGCTTTGAAGTCGCCGGCAGCCACCAGGCGCCGGACCGTATCACTCTTACGCTCCATACTTCTCCTCCGGTTTCCGCTTCCCGTCATCAAACGGGAACTGGTAACGGTTCGGGTTGTGTTTCTGGAGGCAGATGTTGATGTCCCGGTTCCAGGTGCAGTCGTCGAACAGGTTCTCCTCCAGCGGGGTCAGGATCTTCTGGTCATTCTGGATAGCGTGGACTGCATCACGCCGGAGTTGGTACTTCCCGTATGAGGTGTGCCAATTATACGCCCACTCCGGGAACAGGCCATTCACCCGCTGGCACTCCTCCACCGGTTTCGGGACCGGGATCGTATCCGGGTCAAGCAGATGGAAGAAATCCATCCCCTCCCACCCCAGGACCCCCTCCCGGGGTTCCTTTTCCGTCCACATCAGCACGATTGCCTTTGCAACGAAGATGGTCTCCTCCGAGGGCTTGCTGACCATGTCGTTCGCCCGGTTCAGGGCCACGACCTCATCCAACAGATGCGGGTAGAATACCTCTGCCGTCTGGGTCAGCATCTTCCAGAACTCCTTGCGGTTCTTTTTGAAAAGCTCCGCCGCCAGCCGGCCGGCCTTTACGACCTCCCGCTTGCGAATTGCCCGGTGCAGCTCTTTCGCCAGCTCATCCTTTGTCATCCCGGTCGGTTCCGGGCAGAACATCAGATTGCAGACGAAGTAATCTGCGTCCCGGTTCTTTTTCGCCGCGCACATCAGAGCGAGTGCCTGGGTCAGAGCCTTTTCGTCTCCGATTTCCGAGAGCGCCACGATCTCCTTTGTGATGACTCCAAAGCAATCCTCGGCAGAAATGACAAGGAACCGCTTCCGCAGGTACGGCGTGTACCCAGGAAACAGTTCCCATGCGCAATGACCGGCCAGCTCATAGTCTCCCTTTCGGATTGAGTTCTGCATGACGGACGTAACCTCCCAGAAACTGCGATTCGTCCGTGTCAGCATCTGAAATGCCAAATTTATCATCCTTTCAGCCTTTTTCAAGGCCAAATCTTAACATTTTTGGCCTTTACTATATCTTAACTGATACCGGCTAAAAGTCAATAAAAATGCAGATATTTAAGAAAATTTTTCAAAATCTACCGTTTCACATTGATGTGGGGCACGTTCGTCTTCATGTTGTAGGAGAAATACTTGCCCCATTTGGACTTCATCAGATTGATGCTGGCGACCTGGTCTCCCCTTTTCTTCCCGGAGGCTCCGCCCTCATTGGTATCGGTCAGGCCCTTCGAGCAGAAGTATTTGGGCTTCAGGATCACCCGGTTCACAAGAAGCTCCTGGAGTACGAGGTCCAGGTCGTAGTTGTACTCCAGCTCCTTATGGCATTTCGCTTTGAAAACCGGCCGGTTGACCCACCGGACCGCACCGGCACACCCCTTGAAGGAAAACTCACAGTCGTAGTTCCAGGGGCGGATGGTGGCGTCTGTGGCCCCGAACCCTATCTTCAGGTCAGACATGAGCTGCCCGATCCGCTCCAGCTCCGCCGTGACAACCTCGGGGTCCTCCAGGGACACCGTTTCATACATCCGGTAGTAGAAGTGGTGAATATCGTCGTCCAGGATTGCGATGACATCCTCCGGGGCATTGTCGATGAGCCACTGGTTCACTTCGGTCAGGCCGCAGATCAGCTCATCCTCCACGGCCCACACCTTGATATGGTCCTCTACATCCCGCAGGGCCTCCCGGTATTCCGCCTCCTCGCTTGCCCGGACGATATACGTCCCGTACCGGAGGAAGCGGTGGGCTGTGCAGGTATTTGCCCGCTTATAGCTGGGGATATAGATGCCGAAGGTAGGCTCGCTCACACTCCCCACCCCCCAGCCTCATCCATCTCAAGCACCGTCATAATGGCGTAGTTGGCAAGATCCAGCAGGGTGTCCCGCATGGATTCATCCGTAACCCGCTGCTGGTCGCTATCCGAGCAATCGAGCCTGGACAGGGTCTTGAACCGGCTTAGTTTGTCGCTCAGTCTGATTCTCACCATTGCAAGCCCCTCCTCCATGAAGGTGGCGTGGAAGCTGTCACCGTAGTCGTGGTTCTTCCGCTCGTAGAGGGCGTTCAGGCCCTTGCAGATCTCCATGTGCTTTGCAACCTTGTTCTCCATCAAATCCACCCCCTTGGAAGTTCATATCCGCAGTTGAAAATGTAGTCCAGCACAGACAGGTTCGGGATGAACTCTCCGTAGAGCTGCTGGTACTGGGCCGGCTCGTAGTCAGTGTAAATCAGGTCGATACCCCGGAGCATATATTCCTCCGGCTGGTGGTAGTCCGCAGCACCCCGGCCACTCAGGTATGTATCCGCTCCAGTCTCCTCGCACATCTGGAAGATGCGTTCATCCTTGTGTCCCTGGATACCCAGGACAGAGGCCCGTAGGATTGCCAGGGGCTTGATGTTGAACCGGTCCAGGATATGGAGGATGAGATTTTCGTTCATCTCAGTGAGCCAGACATTTCCGGGGCCGGAGAAGAACTGCATAATCTCCAGTAGCTCCGCTCCCTCCCCGTAGTGGGGAGCCTTGCGGTAGTGCTGCTCAATCGTCTTCACCGCCCGCCCGATGCCATGGCTGGGGTCTGCAATCTCGATCTGGCAGAGTGGCGTGTCGTGGTGGGCATGGACCGGGATGGTCAGCTTCTGGGCGCCCGCCGGGGTCTTAATCCGGTTCCAGTTGTGCATACCGCTTTTGGAGAACCGGACATCATCGGACAGGACCAGCACATCGCTGCGGGCCGCCTTGTAAAAGAAGCCCATGTAGGGCAGGAAGTCGGGCTGGTGCGAGGTCAGGATCATAGGTCTCCCCTCCTGAACACGCACTCGAACGCCTCGGCCAGCGGATACCCCGCCTGTGCGCCCCGGAGAACAGGGAGCGCATACAGTGCCTTTGTGGACCTGGGGTGCGGGACCGGTCGGATTACATTCTCATAGGCCGCCAGGGCGTCAACCTTAGCGTCTACCGCCTCCGGGGATACCTCAACGAAGGTATTCGGCTTGAACCTCTCCTCAGACGGGTTCAAGGCCCAATCCGTGGAGGACTGGACCTCCATCAGATACAGAGCCTCGACCGGATGGTACTCACCCCTACCCCGCTGCCACAGCCGGAACGCCTCCATGCAGGATGCCACCGTCCAGTAGTGGTCGGTGTTGATGTCCCCAGAGTGCTGCGTAAAGATGATGTCCGGTTGAAAATCGCGGATGACGCCCTCGATGTCCTGTACCATCTGCCGGTGATCTGCGTTATGGAAGTTGCTGTCGGTGTAGTAGAACAGGTCCCGGCGGATGCCACCCCCCAAGGCGGCATGGCTTCTCTCCAGATCCTTCACGATCCTAGTTTCATCATCCCGATACCTGGTGGTGTCGCAGTTGTTCAGGACGGTCACGGCCACCTTGTCTCCTCGCCGAATGGCATCGTAGATAAAGGCACCGGCGCCCAGAACTTCATCGTCAGGGTGGGCCACCACAAAAAGATGTTTCTTCATGTCAGCTCACCCCTCCCTCAAAAACGCTCTCAATCAGCCGGAGCACCGCCGGTTCATCCATTCGCTCGGCCAAATCGGACCGATACGGTACATCCAGCTTTTTGATGCCCTTCCGGTCTCGGGACACTACCACATAGTCCCCCTTGACCGTAGCGATCTCTGCCTCCTCTTCGGTAAGCAGAGCTTCGTGCATTTTCTCCCCGGGGCGAATCCCGATCTGCACGACCGGGTAGTCCGCCGACAGGTGCATATATTCGCAGACTGCCTTCGCCAGATCCCCGGTCGTACAGGCGGCTGACCGCTTCACCAGAAGCTCACCGTTCCGTCCAACAGCAAATGCCTGCCGGACCAGAGCCACGGCCTCCTTCACTGTCATCATAAACCGGGTCATAGCCGGGTCTGTAATGGTGATGGGCATACCGTTCTGCACCTGTTCAATGAACAGTGGCACAGCGGAGCCCCGGGAGGCTACCAGATTACCGAACCGAGTCACGCAGATTTCCGTGCCGCTCTGCTGCTCGGCCTTCTGGAAAGCCAGCTTCTCCATGTAGGCTTTCGTCATGCCCATGGCCGAGGTGGGGTACACCGCTTTGTCAGTTGATAAACAGACCACCTTCTGCACTCGCTTCTGGATGGCCGCCAGCAGCAGGTTCTCGCTGCCACTGATGTTGGTCTTCACCGCTTCCATGGGGAAGTTCTCGCAGGACGGGACCTGCTTCATAGCAGCAGCGTGAAAAACGAAATCGACCCCATACATGGCGGCGTCGATAGATCTCTTGTCCCGGATGTCCCCCAGGAAGAACCGGACATTGCGGTTCTCCCGGTATCTCTGGGCCATATCATACTGCTTTTTCTCATCCCTGCTGAAGATGCGGATCTCATCCGCCCCGGCAGCCAGGCACTCATCCAAGAAAGCGTTCCCGAAGGTCCCTGTCCCGCCGGTAATCAGAACGGTGGCTCCCTGCAAAGTCGTGATATTCATAGGGCCTTCACCGCCCTCTCGACCGCAGCGCAGACCAGCTCCACGTCATCCACAGTCATGTGCGTGTGGTACGGAAGCGTAATCAGGTTCTTGTAGGTGTCGTAGGCAGCCGGGTAGTCCTGAATGTCAAATCCCTCCCGGATATAGGCGGTGAACATGGGAAGCGGCTTGTAGTGGACGTTGCAGGCAATACCATCATCAAGCAGGCTCGCAAACACCCGGTTCCGCTCATTCTCGCCTGCCCCGGGAATACGGATCGGGAACAGGTGCATGGAACTGGTGTAGTCCTTCCCAAAGTGTTGAAGTGCTGCCTCCACACTGCCGGGCAGATTCAAATAGTAGAGCTTTGTCAGTGCCTCCCTGGCGGAGTAAAGCTCCTTCATTCGGTCAAGCTGTCCAAGACCGGCCGCAGCATCCACATCGGTCATAATGTGGTTGTAGCCGAACAGGGCTATGTCGTACTCCCACTCCCGGCCGTGGATGCCGGAGATATTCTTTTCTGTCTGCCCGTGGTCCCCAAGGAGGGCCAGGCGCCGCTCCAGCAGGTCGTTGTCGATGTTATCAAAGTCACGCCAGACAACCGCTCCGCCCTCGCCTCCGGTGGTGATGGGCTTCAGGACATGGAAGCTGAAGCAGGTGAAGTCGGCCACGCCCCCAACGGAATAACCTTCGTAGCTGGCGCCGAAGCTATGGGCGGCGTCAGCCACAACGGCGACCCTGCCTATGCTTTTTTGCAGAGGCGTAGAGGGGTGATATAGGCTGGCTTTGCTGGAAATCGCTTGAAACAGGTCTGCATATCGGCACGGAACCCCGCCGTAGTCAACCGGCATGACCGCCTTGGTCCGCTCGGTGATGAGCCCCGGTAGCTTGCCGTAGTCCATCTCAAAGGTCCCGGGCTTCAGATCGCAGAACACAATCTTTGCGCCCACGTTCCGAATGACCTCAGCGGTGGCTGAGTAGGTATAGGGGGTAGTGATAATCTCATCCCCTGGACCGATGCCCAGCGCCCGCAGGCTCATCTCCATGGCGGCGGTGCAGCTATCATAGCAGACGGCGTGATCCGCGCCACTGATGGCGGCAATCTCCATTCTAAAGGTAGCCACCTTCGGACCGCCGGTGAGCCAGCCGCTTTTCAGCGTGGATTCCACCTTCAGGATCTCGGCGGAGGTAATATCAGGCTTTGCAAACTGAATCATTCCTCTGCCTCCCCGCTACCATCCAGTTCTTCCGCTTCCTCTTTGCTCAGGATGCGGCCCTTGTAGTCATCGTACCAGATGGCCCGCCCCTTGATATGCCGGCTCTTCGCCACTTTGACCTGGCCTCCCTCAATACCGAGCTTCCGCACCAGGTCATTGTAATCCAGTTCGTTCCGGCAGGCAATCAGGACATAATCATACTGCTCGTAGTGGATCGGCTCCATCTCCTTGATGGTCCGATCCTCCACGGGCTTCGGGGGCTTTTCCAGGTCCAGCTTGAAGCTGCCCATCAGGTCGGCCGTCCAGTCGCCCAGCTCATCCAGGTCCCACTCTCCGGCGTGGCTGTTCAGCTTGATATTGATGTACTTCAGCTCTGCCACCGTGTAGCCGATGAGCATTTTGCACTCGACGATCATGTCCGGGTTCTTTTTCTGGAAAATGGTCACCCGCTGATTGCCGCCAATGACCTGGTCCTTATCGTTGATGACGATGATGTCGAAGTCGCCGTATTTGTCCAGGGACTCCTCCAAATCCTCCCGCTTCTGCTTTTTGATCTTGCGGGGGTTGCCGAAGTCCAGTTTCAGGTCGCCGACACGGCGCTGCACCATTTCGATGCGCTTTTCCATTTCCTGTACCTCCAGTCAGCAAATAAAAAAGCGCCACCAGTCGGTGACGCTTTCTGGATTTCCCGTCCCCTAACGGTCCATCCAAATTTTCTGTTATACAAGATAGCACAGGAAAATGGTGCGTTACAATGCCTTTTAGTGCCTTTTCATGCCCTTTTGTACAGGTACAGATGACCTATACTCTGTTTCGCTGCGCAGTACCCGCATTTTGAACAGTTCAAGCTCGGCATCTATGAGAGCGGCGCATCTTTTGCACAATGTCAGATGGCTGCCAATATCCCAAACCTTTGTCTTTCCTGTTTCAATAACCTCGACCGGGCCAAACGGTGTTTCTTTAACGTGGGACGGAACCGGTTGTCCACACAAATCACAGCATACAACGCATCTAATCATTTGCCCTCCTCGAACTCGCCGCCGCGATCTTCTGTCAGAACAGTGGAAACCTGGATGCTCTGGATGTACTCTCCGTAGCCGAACATCTTCAGGGCCTCGACCCAGGCACACTGATTGCTCGTTGCGTTTATTACAGCTCCGGTGGCTGTCCCGTTCACATAGGTCGCAATCACAGCATATTTCATGTGCGCCCCTCCTTTATCGGTTTCCTTCTATTCCGAAAACTCCCTCTTTGTAATGCTCAGGACACAGAACATAGTCGGTTTCTCCCAGCATCTTGTCGAACGCATCTCTCCCGACCTCCTCGATAAAACAAGCCGTGCAAAAATGCTTTCCACAGTAGTCGCACTCCCAGAGGTCTCCTCTGCGGTCATCGTGTGCATCCCACTTTTCTTCAAACCCGCAAATATCGCAGGCGTATGTATCTATACTCATGTTATACAAAGAATCACCATCCTCGTGTTCTTTCTGTACAATAGGCACCTCAGTCTCTTTTGTGGAGCGCATATACAATTACGCCACTGAGGGACGCCACCCGGTCGAACTCCTCTTCACTCATCGGCTGAAGGTAAAACCGGGCTTCTTTCAGGTGCCCATCCTCGTAAATCTTCATTCCGTAGACCACATGGTCGGCACCGGTCTCATCCAACAGCTTCTTGGCCTCCTGCTCGAATTTCTGGAGGTTCAGTTGAATATCCCTCCATCTCATCTGCCCTCCCTCAATTCGGCCATTACTGCCCCATCTGCTCCATCGAATCCATTCCATACCAATACCCCCTTACCAGGTGCGGGTCAATCCGCCCGCCATTGTCTTCTCGATGACAATATATCCTATTTCGGAGAGCTGCGGGTCATCGAAGCTGAAGGTATATGCCAAGGGCATCCTGTTCTTCAGATCCTCCCTGTCCTGCTCCCATTCCTCTTCGTGCTTGCTGACGTACAGGTAGTCGTCCATTTTCCCGTGTGTCGTGTAACTGCGGATCACCAGGTAGACCAAGGCGTCGTGGTCCTCCTCGAACTGCTCAATTCGGTCGAGATCCCAACCTTCCGCCCAATAAAAGGCTCCAAGCGGGGGTTCGCTGATACTGACCTTCCAGTCTCGATCAAATTGCTTGATGGTCTCCGGGAAGATGCCAAGCAGTTTCATTCGTGCCAGGGCCTCTGCTTTCTGCTTATCTCTCACTGCTGCTCCTCCTTGAAGCTGAACCGGAGGGCCGCAAGCGTCTCGGGGAGATTGCTGCTGCCCCACCGCTCAACATCGACGATATAATCTGCATTGTCGATGAAGCCGATCCCGCGCAGCTTCAGGCCGAAGGCATCCATTACTGCCCACAGGTCAAGCTGATTGCTGGACTGGCTGGTGATATACAGCTCATTGATACCGGCCAGGGAAAGCTCCTGTGCGATGGCCGCCGCATCCTTGTCGGTGTAGATGGGATGGTCCAGGCAGATGCGGCCGAACTTCTGATAGGCCGGCTGCTTGTACGCCCAGGCCAGCTCCCGCTGGTTTCTTCCGACTTCCTCCCCGTTCTGAATACGGTCACAAATCTTCTCCAGATACTCGTTTTTCATATTCATCTACTCCTATCGGTTCCTTTTGGTATTGATTTATCGTAACTTTACTTTACAACACTAGTCGCCTAAGTCAATATGTTTTCGGTTATTTTTATAGATAATTTTCTAATATCAACGAAAACGAGTACAGGGCGAAGCAGCCCCATCAGACTACTCCGCCCTGTTCAAATTGACTCCTAAAACCGCTGGAAGGTTTCTGGATGATGGAATATAGGCTACATAACCGCAGGAACCTCTGTATCCGGCTCACCGTTCTCCATGATCTTCGCCATATTCAGAAGGGCGGAGCCATGGATTTTATGCACCCGCCGGATGTAGGTCCCCTCCCTGTCAAGGTAGTCCTCCACATTTCCAAAGATGACCTCGGCGACCGTAGACCAGCTCTCCCTGTCGTGATACCGTATGCGGATTACTGCCCGCTCATCCGAGTGCTTGAGTTTGGACAAGATAGCTTCTATCTTACTCCACTCCTCTTTCTGGTCCCGCTCATCACTGCGAATATCCGCCTCCAGTTCTTCCTTTTCTGCAACGAGCTTTCCAATTCTGTCACCATCCGTCCCCTGGGATCTGGGCATATCAGTGATGGTCTGGGCCCCGACGCTGCTCATCTTAGTGACCAGACGCACCAGACGCTCGATCTGGTTGTCTATATCCCGCTCTTTCTCGCGGTATTCATTCAGCCGCTCCTTCACCGCGGCGACATCATATCGTTTCTCCTCCATGGTCAGAAGCCCAATCACCTCGTTCTCCCCTGGCCGATTAGTAGACCTGCCTCTTGAGCCAGGGATACCGGTCTGCAAAGGGCACCAGTTTTTCTTTGAAAATCCTTCCAAGCCTGGAATCGAGCTTTTCCTGGAAGTAGTCGGCTTCCGGGATATTCTCCAGTGCTCCGTGGAAGGTATCGAAGTTCCTGCCGGCGGCCTCTACCACACACTTTATCCTAGCCTCGCCCAGAACATCCTTTCCCATGACATCCGGGTCGTTCAAGGCGATCTGGAACATATCAGACATGAACTGGATGTAGGTCTCCTTCTCTGCCTGCCGGTAGACTCCGATCTCTACCTTCTTACGCTTGAGATACCCGCTTTGCTTTGCCATGGTCCACCTCGCAGTCAGCTTTTTCCGGTGCTGCCCCATCCACCGCGGTCGGGATTGCCGAGGTCATCGACCTGCTCAAACTCAATCGGCTCCGCCTGTTTGACCAACTGGAACTGGCAGATACGGGTGCCTTTCGGAATCTTGGTGCGTCGGATGGCAATGGCCGGGAATCCCCAGACATCGTTGTTTCCGCAGTAGCTATGCTCAATGATACCAATGCTGTTAGCCATGATGATGCCGTGGTTCTTGCAGGTGGAGGACCGGGGCACCACCTGGGCGTAGTAGCCTTCCGGCAGCTCCATAGCTACACCGAGAGATATAATCTTGAAATCAAGCGGTCCCATCTCCACGTCTTCTGCGGTGTAGAGGTCCACCCACTCCCCATGACTGACCGGCAGTTCATTCCCGTGTGTGTTGATTCTGATCTTCATGCGCTTAGTCCTCCCATGGAAATTCTGTCAACAGCTCTTTACCCCATACGGGCTTCATGCTGTCCTTCATAAATACCGGCTTGCCCTTATCCTGGAACGCCTTCACAGCGCCTTCGATCCAGCTCCGCTCCGGTACGACCTTATCCCTTCGGTTTCCGGTCTCGGCGCCAAAAATCGCCCAATCCGTGGTATCTGCGATACCGCCGGCTCCCGGGCCATCAAACGGCTCCAGGATTGGCTCAATGCTGACGAAGGTTTTATATCCACCTCCATAGAAGGCGGGAACCTCCGGCCCCGTGACTGTGCTTCCGTACCAGAAGTCATCCCGCCTCGGGAGGATACCTGCCTCGGCAAGTTCGGCATACCGGATGGGATTCTTCGTCAAGAACAGATAACGATGGCCCGGAGCGTCAAGGCAGGACCGGAACACTCTTTCAATCCAGGAATCCGGCACCCAAGGGCCGAAGAGGTCCGCCATCGAGCACACGAATACGTTCTTCCCAAAGCCCTTGCTCTTCGGGTCGTCAAGCCGGTATTCGTGGAGTGTCGGAGTAAACCCGAAGGGGTAAGCAGCGGACCTCTTTTTCCCGTCCTTGCTGGTAGCCTGGAGGCGGTGGGACAGCTCTATAATCCTGACAAGCGAAGGGCAAATTCCACTTGGGCAGTTATCGCAGCCCTTCAGGCGGTTGGCGATCCTGCGGGCGTAGCAGTACGGGCAGTTGTTGTAGCATCCCGTTACCGGATTGTAGGTGCTGTCGGTCCATTCAATTTTACTCTTCTCCATACCTATCTCCTATCAAAACGGACATTCTCCGTCTCCTTCGTCGATTTCGCTCCAGTCATTTCCTGCTCCATATCCGTCGTCATAAGACGGCGGATTGTTGTATGCGGACCCCTCCCCATCGTTATCGCGCTTGCTGTCTCCGAAGTAGATGTTGTCCGCAACGATCTCCGCAACTCGCCTCTTCTGGCCGTCCTTATTGGTGTAATCCCGGATCTGAAGCCGGCCCTCCACCACGGCCATTCGGCCCTTTGTGAAATGCTTGCTCACGAACTCGGCCGTCTGCCTCCAGGCGACAACGTCGATGAAGTCGGTCTCCCGCTCGCCGTCCTTGCCTTTGAAGTCCCGGTCAACGGCAATGCTGAATGTAGCGACGGCCGTGCCGGATGGCGTTCTCCGCAGTTCCGGGTCTTTTGTGAGCCGCCCCATGCCCTCCCATTTATTGAGCATTGTCTTCCTCCTTTGCCTTCAGTCCATATAGCTTGCACATTTTCCGGTCAAGGATGATGCCACCGTTGATATGGTACTTGTCGTTGAAGGTGAGCTGCCCGATCTGGTGAACCTCCGTGTGGTGCTCACGGCAGAGGGGCAGCACCTCCATTCCTTCGTGAATGATCTCCTCCCTATCCCGGCCTGCCCCGACATGGTCCAGATGGTGCAGGTCGGTGTGCCTGCCGCAGACGCAGCACTTCTTCGCCACCAGGCAGGCATACAGGTAGTCCTGGACATCGTCCACGAATTCGAGCAAGGGGATGCTGCATGGAATATCCCAATCCAACATGAAGTGAACCAGGAACCGCTGGAAGGCGCACACCAGGCTCATCGGTGCGTTGGATAGGGAGAACATCTGGTCTGCCGTTTCCTGCAAATCTTCAGTCAGGAACTTGATCTTCAGATACTCCTTCGTGGGGTCGAGTCCCATTCCGGTAAACTTGGAGATGTCTTTCAGAAGCGCATAGCAGGTCCGGCGCTGCTTATCGGACAAGGGCCTCCCGTCGATGAGCTGGATGTTGCAGTCCCGGTACTCCCGCTTTGTCAGCATCATCCAGTCTGGATACCGGGCCTTGATGGTGACCTCGCTGGTTCTGGGGTCGTAATCAATGATCCGCCCCTTGATGATGTCGATTGGCGATTTCATATACAGCTCTCCCCTTGCTCTGTTGCTTACAGAAGGGCCTCAACAGCGAAGGACGCCAAAAAGAGAGCCCCAGATACCAGAAACGTGCTGACGTATTCCTTGCGATCGCCCACGCCATCTGAAACCGAGCCAAGGCCGTTGAGCGCAAGGACGATGAGCACAATGACTCTGAACACAGCCATCATGGTGCCTCCCCCTCAATACTTCAGGATTGGCTGCCGACTCCCATTGTTCTGGCGCTTCTTCCCATAGAAGCCGGGGTAGGCCCCCTTCCCCAGAACTTCACGCCAATGACCATAGGCCATCCGCCGGTTCACTTTGGAGTATCCCATCCGCTCCATTTTGGCCTTCGCCATGCTCCGTAGCAGCTTTCTCATATCACTCGTCCTCTTTCTCTCTCTCGGGGGCCTCGTAGTCATAGCTCCCGGTTTTCTCCTCATCAACAGACGTAGCGATCTCCTCATCGGTCATCTCCACCACTCCCGGGGCAGTCAGCTCAAACAGGACCTCGTTGCAGTCCTCGCACTCCACGGAGACATTGACGACCACGCCGTTCTCATCGCCGTAGCCAACGCAGGACACCTTATGGCCGACGTGGGCCGCCAGCTTTTCAGCCGGGCAGTAGAACGGGGAGGTCTCACTGGTGGCGGAGGACAGCACGACCTTATTCTCGGCGGTGCGGACGGTGTAGTTGCCCATCGCCTCAGTCACTCGCAAATCCATGCCGTTGAACTGCTTCAGCCATCCAAACGGCGTGGAAGTATCATCAGAAGCGTTCGCAGATTCGTTGGCGGGGTCAGGCTTGGCGTTTTCCGCATCGCCCGCATCGGAGGTATCCTCCGCCTCCTCGCCGCTCTGAGAGGCTTCAGGAAGCCCGCGCTGGCCCTCGGGGAGTGCGGTGTAATCGGCGTCGATCACGTCGCCGGCGGTCTGAGCACTGTCGAAGATGCTTACCTGCCCATTGTCGATGCGGCGCATCACATACTTCCCCTCTGCGGCATCCCATACCAGTTCATAATCGCCAGTGAGAGCGCCGGATTTCTTGTCCTTCACCTGCATCACAGAGCTGATGTCGTGCTTGAAGGACGGCTTTGTGATCTCCTGAAGGCCGCTCGGGCTGTTCATGCTGCTCTTTTCCAGGGAAATGCCCAGCTTCAGGGTCACAGTGGCTTCCTCGGCCCCCTTCATCTCCATGTTCCCGATGGTCCGGGCCAGGATGCTGTCGAAATCCTCTTTCAGCGCAGAGAAGGTCTCGCTCTTCAGGCTTAAACTCAGGTCATTTGCAAACATTTTCTGTTCCTCCTATCAAATCGTCTGATTTCTGATATAACGGTTCCGGCAGTCCTCGGAGCAAAAATCCTTCCACTGGCCGTTTACCTGTGTCGTGATCCAGCCCTTCTTTTCCCGGAGTTCCTTCCGGTGGGCTTTGGAGTCAATATCTTCGCTGTCGAAGCGAAAGCTCTCGGTTTTGTGGCAGCAGTCGCAGCTATAAACCGCTCTGCCCTCCCACCATCCATCAAATTCAAGTTCTCGGCTCATAATCTACCGCCCCTCTTTTCCAACATATATCTTTTTGATACCAAACGGTAATTTACGAACAAACAACATCGGGAGCCTCCTGGATTGTAACGACCACCCTGGGGTTTTCGCTGTAAAATTTCCGTAGCTGGCAATCAACGACCTGCACATCATCGTGGTAGGCCACCAAGTTCAGGGCGTCCTGGACCACCTTTACGATATTGTCGTTGTCAGGCTTCTTCATCGGCCGGATCTTGAACTGCTCCATGAGGACCCGCTTCTTCTTGCTGGTGCTCTTCGGTATGGAGTAGTATGCTGTGATTCTAAGATCTAACGGAACCCCATCCTCAAACTTGAAGTCATTGCACTGCCGCCTGTACTCCAGCTTAACGAGGTTTTCGTAGCTTACCGTCTTCTCTGGGGTATAAGTCTTTACATAAGGGCCGACGCTTCTAAATCGGGGCCGCCCTTTCCCAGCTGGCTCCCCGAGAACAGTGAATTTAACCTTCATCGCCGCCAGCCTCCTCGTCCATGCTGTTCATCTGGTAGAACAGGAAGTATTCATAGCTCTTCCCGTTCTTTTTCCGGCGGACCGGCCTCACGGTGTAGCCGTTCTTATACAGGATAGAGGCTACGGCCACCCGGTCGGCCTCATTCCCGATTTTCAGGTATCCTCTTTCACCGACTTCCCCCATTGGGTATCAATCCTCCTCCAGCAACTTCTCCATATCCTTGAATCTGCGACTCGCCTCGGTCTTTCTCCAGCTCGGCCCGGTGAACTGCATCGGATAGCAGTTTTCAAAGATACGGTCGTAGATCCTGCTATACCGAACATCAACCTCCCGCTTCATCTCATCGAGGCTGAGGTTGGTTGTCAGGATCATGGGCAGCCCCTTGCGATACCGGCTGTCGATGATGTTGTAGACCTTCTCCATAGCATAATCTGTACCCCGCTCGGCCCCCAGGTCATCGAAGATAACGAGTCTGGCATATCCAAGTCTGGACAGGATCGCCGGTTCCTCCTCCCTGCTGGCCTGAATGACTTCCAGCAGTTTCACGAACGAGGTCATAATGACCGGGACCTTGCGGTCGAGCAGGTGGTTTGCAATGCAGGCCGCCGCGTAGCTCTTCCCGGTCCCTACGTCGCCCCAAAACAGAAGCCCCTGGTTCTTCTCCAGCATGAGGTCGAACTTCTCCGCATACCGCAGGCAGAGCTTCAGGTTCCTCTCGTTGTACTTGGTGGGCTTGAAGTGCTCAAAGGTGGCGTAGGAGAACTTTTCATCCATGAGGCTTGCCTTTTTCAGTGTTCGGATTCGCTCCATGTCCTCGGCCGCCTGCTCCTCTCTCTTCTGCTGCTCCTCAATCTCCCGTTCGCAGCGGCACATCGTAGCGACCTTGAGCTGTCTGGTGTGCTCCGGGTTCTCTGGTGTCGGATCAGCAAAATCCATGATCCGCTGTTTTGCTTCCCCACACTTCCCGCACATCAGCAGGCCATCCGGCCCTACATAATCCCCGGGGTTCCTGACCTGCTTGCTCAAGCCACGGGCTGCGATGTTCTTCATAAATTCATAAGTGTTGAGCATACCTTCTGCCATCAGGTATCTTCACCCCATTCTTCAAACGGATTTGTCTTCGCTGCTCCCGGGTCTTCCTGTGGCTTCTCCCTTTTGGGGAGGTAGTCCAGAAACGGGAGGCTGTCACTCAGGAAAGTCTTTGGGTGCTTGATGTACTCCTTCTCCGTCTTCCTTCGCCGGCAATCTATCGCATAGTTCTTAGCTGCCTCAAGTAACTCGGCATCGGAGTACCCGTCCTTCCGACGGGTTTGGTACTTCTTGTATGCCTCGCCCTTCCCGATCTTCCGAGGGTATGCCTGCCAGAACTCCTCGAACGCCGGTGCATATCTCGGTTCCTCCGGCTGTGCTGGTGCCTCCGATCCCCCATTGCTGCCCCACAGAGCCTCCTGGTCGAGACCGTCATTCTTTTTGCCAGCGGCACCGGCCCGCGTCTTCTCAGACCGTTTGCCCTGCCGGTACTCAGCCTTTCGCTTCGCATCCTTTTCCCGGCGTTCAATGGCCTTGTACCATTGTTCCTGCCATTGGTCCCAATCGTGGATATACAGGACGCCCGGCTCCGGCTCATCCATCCATCTGGTCTTGACGAGCGTGTCAACGATGTCAACTTTCAAGCCGCTGACTAGCTTGACGCTGAACGCCTCCAAAACATCCTCCCGGTCGGCGCTCATCAGCTTGCCGTACTTGTCGGCGTTGTTGAGACCCCATATCCAAAGCGACACCAGGATTCCCAGGGCCTCCTCTTGTGTGCAGCCGATTTCTTTTGCCAGTTCCCGGAGCTTACCCCCTATCACGTTGTCGTGTACGCTGACCCATGCCATTTCATCACCTGCCTTCGTGGCGGCCGCGCCGCCCCCGGCCCCAACGAGCGCATCCCCCGCCGCGCCTACCTCCAGGGTATCCGCTTCCTCGTCGCTCTACTCCAAACGCTCTAGCCAAAAACAAG